ATTGTTTTGCACCAGGCAGAAAAGAATTGGTTCGCGCACAGTTATTCAGCGTAACAGGAAATACTATTAAACACATGACCGAAACCGCCGGAAAGAACTATATGTTGCCGATCATTCAGTCTGTTGCATCGCTGCCCATAGAAGAATTGGCTCTTTTGGCTGAATCAATGATTAATATTACTTCTTTAAGGCGTAAAGTTGCGCTTGATAGGAATATCGGTACTGTTGGCGGTCCTATTGACGTTGCAATCATTTCAAAAGGTGATGGCTTTGTTTGGCTAAAAAGAAAGCATTACTTTGAAGGGAAATACAATCCGCAGTATTTCTATTCACATTTTGAGAAGCAAGATAGGAGTAGATTAGAAGATGAGTGAATTACGTTTAACATACGATAATCTTCCTCAAAATGAGGAAAAAAGATCAAATCTTTGCATAGAGGTTTCCGCATATTCCGGTTTTGTTAGGGAGCAAATGGTAAGACCAATAATTGATTCTTCCGGTCAGATAGATTCAATGGATTTAGAAAAACATAGCAACAAATACGCTTATACCAACAGCGCACGCAAAGTTTATAGCTAATACTATATGAGATATCGCCCGGCTTCGGTCGGGCTTTTTATCCCCTCAAAAAATACACAAAAAATGTGTATAAAAGTGCTTGACAGATACACAACGAGTGTGTATAATGGAACCATAAAAAGATTGGAGGTGCCAAGTATTTGAAGAGAAAAGACCTCATTGATCTGCTTGAGAAGAACGGATGGTGGATGAAACGGGACGGAGCAAACCACGACATCTACACAGACGGGAAGAATTTGGAACCGATACCGAGGCACAAAGAGATCAATGAGCAGCTGGCAAAGACGATCATCAGGAGACGGGGGCTGAAATAAGCCCCCTGGTCTCCACCAAAAATAAACGGAGGAAAACAAGAAAAGGAGGCAAACTAATGAAAGGAGCTTATCCCATTGTTATGGATGAAGCCGGGAAAGATATTGTTGTTTATATCCCGGACTTCGACTGCAATACCCAGGGATCCGATTATGCGGATGCCATGGAAATGGCGCGTGATGCTATCGGCCTTATGGGAATAACATTTGAAGATGACGGGAAACCGATCCCCAAACCGTCAACTCTTCAAAGCACATCTGCAGCGTATAACGGTGTTGTTACTCTTGTGGATGTGGATTTTGCGGAATACCGCAAGGCGAATGATATGCGCACGGTGCGCAGGAACGTGTCACTTCCGCAGTGGCTGGACACCAAAGCTGCGCAGTCCGGGATCAATGTCTCGGCTGTGCTTCAGAAAGCACTGAAAGCAGAATTAGGAATTGGATAACAGATCATCTTCCCCAGCCCCCGGTTATGCCGGGGGCTTTTTTATGCCCAGGCATCAACGCTGGCTTTGATAACATAAACGTTATCGTTGATAATCCTATCCTTCAAGAAGAATGTTTGACAAGACTATGAGGAGCACGCCGCAGAAGAATATGATCCACTCCAAAGGGCTGTTTAACTTTTTCTCGTTTCTTAATGCAACAAAAAGCGAACACCCTATTAAAACTAATCCCATAATCAATAATATGACTCTCATATCTCCTCGATCTCCTCTATGTCCTTGTCGTTGTCGAAGTCTTCATAGGCGATGTGTTCATACTCATGCCAGTAGGCATGCAGCTGCACAGATCTGTCGGCATTTGCGTCAAGGTACATGCTGTACGTGCCGTCCGGGTTCGAGACCGTGGCGCCGTGCGACCTGCCCTTTTTGGCAGGAAAAGGAACGAGGCGGATGAAGAAGTCGCAGTCGTCCATAGGAACGTTCAGATCTATCCACATATGAAATCACCTCCTGTTTGCTTTTCGTTGGTATCACTAAGCATACAGGAGGCGGTGTACATTTAAACGGACAGTTTCAGCTGTTGTTCCGGAAGTTCTCGATCATGGCCACGATCGACTTCACCTGCTCGACCGTCATGCCCCGGCTGCTTTCCAGCAGGATCTTCGCTTCCGGCCGTCTGCGCAGCTCTTCCAGGTACTCGGCGAGATCTTCGTCATCAGAAGATTCGGTAGTTGAGGTAAGCGGTGACGGATCATCGTCCATGCACATCAGATATGATGGCCTCACGTTTAATGCTATGGCTAACTTTTCAATTGTTTCACGCTTCAGGTTTACTACCAGACCGTTTTCATATTTATGAATGGCAGAAAACTTTACACCGATTTTTTCTGCAAGCTCAGTTTGAGTCATACCGAGTTTCAGACGGCACTGCTTAATACGTTCTCCAGTTGTCGACAATCTCATCACCTTCCTTATTTTACTTGCATTTCAATTATAAACGAAAAAAATTGTCTTTTCAAGAAAAATTTTTCTTGACAGGACAAAACGACAATGCTATATTTGAATTGTCCCAAAAAGACAAACACGAAGGAGGTGTAAAAATGGACAGCGCACTTTTAAAAAGCTATATCGTGAAGAACCATGATACCCAGGCAGAATTGGCAAAAGCCCTTGGAATATCAGCGTCAAATCTCAATGAGAAGATTAATGGAAAGACAGCATCGTTCCGGCAAAACGAAATCGGCGTCATAAAATCCAGATATAATCTGACCGCAGAAGAGATTGACGCTATTTTTTTTACCTTGCGATTGTCTTAAAAAGACAACTTCTGTAGTAGTATCTCCTACAGAGATGATGATTTGTCTATTGACAAACCATCATCATGAACCGTTACGAAGGGAGGTTTTACTACATGACCGGGCAGCAGATCAAGGAACAGGCGAAGGCCGCGAAGATCTATCTGTGGCAGATAGCGAAGGCGGCTGGGATATCGGAGCCTACTCTTACCCGATGGCTCAGGGATGAGATCACACCGGAGAGGGAACAGAGGCTCATGGAAGCAATAAAACACACTATGGAGGAATAAGCATGGCAAGAGAATTTCTTACGGACGAAGCAGTCGAGGAAGAGATCGAACGGCTGCAGGCATCGCCGCTGGTGGCGCTGGCCCGGAAGGAAGAGCGGATCCGGTACAGGCGGAGGCAGTACATGTACACGCTCCGGCAGTACGAGAAGAAGGGCCGGCAGCTCATGGCTGACGGGATCACGATGGAGTACCTGGACAATCTCGCAGGGGATGACGGCGAGACCGATTAATTTGCTGTCAACGGGTCGGGAAACGCATTCCCCGGAGACGGATAACTGCTTCCGCACCGGGACTCAGGCCCCGGCCCGACAGATGGAAGAAGGAGATGAAAAGATATGCCGCGAGAAGCGGAAGGATACAGGCCCGAACTGGAACAGATACTGACGTACTTCCCCGGCAGGAGAGTCCTGTCGATGAAGGAGGTCATGGAGTACACGGGCAAGTCAAGGCACTGGCTCCTGAACAGGGGAGTGCGCTGCGAGATCAGCGCGGTGCAGCTGGCGCTGCTGCTGACGAAATTGAATCAGTAAGCATCAACGAAAGCATTGATATGGAGGAAGATCAATGATCAAGAGAAACACCGGGATAACTCTGATCCCTTACGGCAGCCATGAGGAGTGGCTGCGGATCCGCAAGCAGTATATCGGAGGCTCGGACTCCGGCGCCATCATCGGCATGAATCCGTTCAGCAGCGCCTTCTCCGTCTGGGCTGAAAAGACCGGGCAGGTCCCTGAGTTTGAAGGCAACGTCCGGACGAAGGTCGGAAACGAGCTGGAGGACTTCGTGGCTCACATGTTCATGGAGGAGACCGGCAAGCGGGTGCAGCGCTGCAACTTCACGATCGTGAACCATGAGTATCCCTGGGCCTGCGCGAACATCGACAGGGAGCTCGTCTCCGAGAACGCGGTCCTTGAGATCAAGACAACGAATTCGTTCCTTAACACGAAGATGTTCCGCAACGGGGAGTATCCGGATATGTGGTACACGCAGATGACGCATTATCTGGCTGTCACGGGAGCTGAGAAATGCTATCTGGCGGTTCTGAGCGAATGCAGCGATTTCCGGATCTTCGAGCTGCAGCGTGACGAGGCCGAGATCAAGGCCCTGATGGACGCGGAGAAGGACTTCTGGAACAGTTACGTTCTCACAGGCAAGACGCCGCCGGTGGACGGCAACGCAGCCACCACGGACACCATCAAACAGCTCTTCGGTGATCCTTCCGAGGCCAGGGTGGACCTGAGCGGATTCGATGATCTCTTCCAGCAGAGGAAGCTCCTCAACGGACAGATCAGGCAGATGAAGGAGCAGCTCGACAGCATCGACAATCAGATCAAGGTTGCAATGGGAAATGCGACCGGCGGATCCTGCGGCCCGTGGAGCGTGAGCTGGAAGCTGCAGGGAACCAGCGGCCTCGACCGCGACCGGATGAAGCTGGATTTCCCGGCGATCGATTTCAGTAAGTATTCAACTCAGAGCCGCGTTTTCCGCGTGACTGAGAAAAAGATAAAGAGTGCATAAGGAGGATATGTACATGGCAGCAAACATACAGAAAGCAGTACAGGCGAACAAGCCTGAGGCAAAAGCGCAGCAGAGCGTGAACGTGATGCTCTCCGGGATCCTGGATTCCCAGAAGATGAGGGTCCGCTTCGAGGAGCTGCTGGGGAAGAGGACTCCGCAGTTCCTGAGCTCCTTGGTCAGCATGATCAACGACAATCCGAGCCTTCAGAAGGCCTTCTACGAGTCACCGATGAGCGTGATCAAGAGCGCGCTGCAGGCGGCGTCCTACGATCTCCCGATAGATCCCACGCTGGGCTTTGCCTACATCGTTCCCTTTAATAACCGGATCAAGGACAGCAGCGGCGGCTGGGCCACGAAGATGCAGGCCACGTTCGTGATCGGGTACAAGGGGATGATGCAGCTGTGTCTGAGGACCGGAGCATACAGCAGGATCCCGGACGCGGTGGATGTCCGTGAAGGGGAGCTCGTCAGCTACGACAGACTGACCGGCGATGCGGAATTCAAATGGGTGGAGGACGAGGACGAGCGCGAGAAGCTCCCGATCATCGGATACGCTGGATACTTCCGTCTGAAGAACGGCGCCGAGAAGACCATCTATATGAGCCGCAAGCAGATCGAGAACCATGAGAAGAAGAACCGCAAAGGTTCCTATATGGGCAAGGGCTGGCAGGATGACTTCGATGCTATGGCCCGCAAGACCGTGATCCGGAAGCTCTGCGGCAAGTATGCTCTGATGTCCATCGAATACCAGGACGGCACCGACAAGGACACCGTTAACCTTGCAACGGCTCTTGCCGCTCAGGATTTCCCTGAGGTAGATGAGGACACCGGAGAGGTCATCGAGATGGAGGCTGCGGACGAGGAGCCCGTCGCCATTGATTCTATCCTGGAGGAGGAAAAGAAATGATCAAGTACACGCCTGAAGAAAACAAGGAGAGGCAGGAAGCGCTCTACCGCTTTCTCCTCTCCAGGGGAGATCACTGGACTCCCTCCGATATGGCCACCAGCTTCGTGATCCAGTACCCGGCATATTTCGGCAACAAATATCACAGCAGCAACGCCAGCAGGCTCCTGAGCTCAGATATCCAGGCGATAAACGGATCCGGAGATTATGACTGCATCATCATATCCGGCAACAGAGGCATCAAGCTTGCAACGGAGGCCGAGTATGAGCGCTTCGTGGGCGCCGAGCTCAAGGAAATATTCGATAAGCTCAGACGCGTCCGGAAGATCATCAGCAAGGGCCGCAGGGATATGCAGATGGACATGGAGGGCAGGATCGCCGAGGCCTTCCTGAAAAAAGAAGATGGCTGAGAAGAGGATGTTCTGCCAATCCATCATAGAATCCGACGCCTTCATGGATATGCCGGCCGAGGCTCAGATGCTTTATGTGCATCTGAGCATGGCAGCGGACGACGACGGCTTCTGCGATTCACCGAGGACCGTTATGCGTAAATGCGGTGCGAGCAACGACAGCATGAAGCTTCTTGTTGCTAAGAAGTTCGTCCTGACGTTCGATCGGAACGATGGCTTCATCGTCGTGATCAAGCACTGGAGGATGAACAACTACATCCGGAAGGACAACTACAGGGAAACCAAATACAAAGAGTTCATGCGAGAGCTCTATTACGATGAGAACAAGAG